ATATAAATAGAAGAAAAGGAATAGGAAATGACAAAAAACCAGTTAGCGGAAAAAATAAGGCGTAGATTAGGATATCCAATGATCAAAGTAGAATTGGATGATACACAAATATTTGATGCTATAGATTATGCTCGCTCTAAATTCATTAAGTGGGGAGTAGGAAATGCCACCCAAGAAGTATACTTTACAAAAGCTTTGGTTGCTTCTCAATATATGTATGACTTGCCTGGTGGAGTAACAGAAGTATTAAGTTATAGTTCGGTAGGTTCTAGTGAAGGTGGTATCAATACTTTATTCACTGTGGATAACTTTTTATATAATCATGGTATGTTTGACTTATTAATTAATGCATATGGATCTAATGATTACTCAATAGTTTCTTACCATATTGCCAGAGATTTTTTAGAAACGGTAAAAAGATATACTCCTGATAGATATAATTTCAAGTATCATAAATACACTAACCAATTAGAAATTCAGCCACCTCCCCCTTCAGGTGGTAGTCTCACATATATACCAAGATATGCTACAGAGGATGGTATAGAGGTATCAGGAGAGGAAGTAACAATAGATTCACCAGGTTGGATATTAGTGAGATGTTATATGTTACAAGGTTCTACCTCATCTCCATCATGGACAGCAAATGATACATATGAAGATTTTTATGAGAGTGTCCAATGGATAGAGGACTATGCAACTGCCTATAGTAAAAAGATATTAGGTATGATAAGAAGGAAGTTTGCTTCCTTTGGTTCTCTTGGTAATCAAGGTATAGCATTGGATGGAGGAGAATTAATAAGTGAAGCTGATGCTGAAATGGAAAAGCTGAAGGAAGATTTAAGACTGGAAGAAAATTTTGAGGGTTACGGTATTAGCATTGGGTGATAGTGGCGCTGGCCCAAAACCGCACTAATGGTTTTTGACCCGGAAACGTAATAGGGACGGTCCGGCGAGTCCAAAAAAGTATGGTTTTGGCCTCCAGCCGGACACAAAAAGGATAATAATGAGATTTAAACAATATATAATAAATGAAATTAAAAAGCACAATGAATTATTAACAACCTTTAAGATAATTTATGCTAAGCTATATAAGGATTGCAAACCCTTTCTAAAGGAGATTAAAGATGCTAATAAGCTTATATATAGGGGTGTAAAGGCTGATTTTTTTGATTATAAAAAATATAAATCTCATATAAAAACTGGTAGATACCCCATGGACACTCCAGGAGAACTACATGATTTGCTAAATGATTTGTTCCGTAAGAAATTCAAATGGAATGTAAGAGATGGTGTATCAGTAACAGGGAATGAAGGAACAAGTTGGAATTATGGAACTGGTTATATATTTTTACCTGTGGGTAATTATAGATTCGTATGGTCATCCAGAATTAGTGATTTATTCTCCGAACTAGAGGATGAGAATATGTTAGATGATGATTATAATGATTATGGAATGGAATCTAATTGGGAAGATGAATATGGAGAAGATGGAAAGGGTCATTGGGAATATGATGGAGATGAAATAGATGAACCTGATATTATGAGAGATGAATTAAAAGAAGAGGGTGAAAATTTTGATGAAGATAAATTGAAATGGATACCTGATTTAAGTTATGAAGATTATGAGGAAGATCGAAGGGAAGAATATGTTGATCGAAGAGAGGACTATATAAAGGATCGTATAAAAACCTATAAAAGTGGAGACCTAAAAGGTGCTATAAAAAGTCAAAATGAAATTATGTTTGATTGTAATGAATATTACCTTGTTAATTTAAACTTTGAAAAAATCCTATTACATGTTATTAAGAATAATATAGACCCTAAACATTTAGATGGATTAGAAAATTTAGTAGAAGGATTAGAATGAGTAGATTACTAAAATACCTGAATGAAAAATATATAAAATTTAGAGGTAAATCTTATGAAGTCTTGGAGAACCCAAATCCAAGGGAAATAAGGGACCTAAAAACTCCATATCTGAAATTCATAGCAGATAGAAGAGATAAGACATTATATGTATGGGATATAGATGGACCATTACATGAGGGTGCTTGGAGACAAATCAAAGGTGGCAATCTAAAGATGGATATATATAAAGGATATATTCTATCAGGATATTCAACTCTAAACAGGGGTCCAAAACCTGTAATGGATAGTGGTGATGGTAATTATTACTTACAGGATTACTTACAAAATGGAGATATAACCTTAGAACAGTTTAAAAATAATTTCAAATGGGTAGATAAATATATAGATATAAGTGCTTATTTAGGAGAATCTAGTATTTTAAGTGAAAAATTCTTTGAAAGAGGAAAATTTTCAAATAATTCTATAGAAATCTTTGTCAACCCCACCAGGAAAGAAATGAATAGTATAGGTTCAAAAGAATTAAGGTTCACAGCAGATTGCTCTAATAAGAAAGTATATGTATTTGATGGAAGAAGAGTTTTACATGTTGAAGTATGGGGTGCATATAAAGAAATAAATAAAGGCAGGGATTTTCAAGAATCCTCTAAAGATGGGGTATTGTTTGGAGTTTGTGAACCTATAGGTGGCAAATGGGTTATGACTAGCTCAGATGAAATCGAATTAGAGGAAAGACTTCATCAAGGTAGCTGGGATTTTACTGACATGTTAATAGATTTTAAGTGGGTCAACAGGTATATAAATGTAGATAAATTTTTGAGGGAATATTTATAATGAGGTTTCTAAAATATCTAAATGAAAAATTCTTTGAAAGGATGAAGAATAAGTATACTGGGGGTTCTTTTGAAATCTTTGTCAATCCTACTAAAAGTGAAATGAAGAGCATCAAGGCTGATTACCTAAGGTTTATGGCTGATAGTTCTAATAAAAAGCTATATGTATGGGATGGAGATGCTTCAATTCATATAGATGTATGGAATAGATACGAAAAAATAAAAAAAGGCAGAGATTTTTTTAAAGTATCTCGGAACAATGAGATATTATTTGGTGTTTGTGAACTAATAGGGGGTAATTGGGTAATGAATGGTTCTGATGAATTAGAATCAAGACAGAGAGATGAATGGGGCCCAGAACAATTATTACAGGATTTCAAATGGGTTAATAAGTATATAAATGTGGATAAATTTTTAGAGGAATATATTGATTAAGAGGAGGAAGATAATGGATAATTTGCAAAAACTTTATGAGGATATGAGAACAAAAGAATTGAAACATCTAGAAAAGAAAAATCCTACACTTATAGAGAATTTAATAGAAAGAGTAAAAGCATTAGAAGTTATAGTTGAATCATTAAGAAAATCAAAAGTATAAATAAATGAGAGATACACTTACAAAACCCCAATGGAGTATGGAACATTATCAGGATGGTAATATTGAACATGACTTATATGATTCTGTTGTAGTTGAATACAATGACATAGAGGGCACGAGCATAAAATATTACATCCGTGATGAGAATATAGCAATGGATACTCTATATGGCGAGTCGGTAAATACCAATTATTTGGGTCCATATGAAAGCAAACTTACATATGAAATCACGGAGGAGCCTACAATGACTGACCCATTTGGTATAACCTCTATTGATGTTATACAATATGGGTGGATGCCAAAAAGCACATTTTCAAGAGATGTAAGTGGAGGATATGAACCTAAACCAGGAGATGTTATACAGACATTATGGAATGAAAGGTCATATGAAGTGGTAGACGTAGGTGCTGAAGGATCTATATTTCAATTAAAGAAAATGATATGGGAATTTATATTGAAACCTTATAGATTCAGTGACCAATCTGAATCAGCTCGGGATATTTCTTGGGATGTGGATAGTACTCTAAGTGAACCACTTACAGCATATGGTGATAATGCCTGGATAGAGGAAGAATCTGATGATATAGATTTATATTCAGATGTTGATTCCTCAATTTATGGATTTTAAGTAAGGATAAAGGATTATTATGGGACGTCAATATTATTACTACCAAAGCATTAGAAAAACTATAATTCAATTTTTAAATTTATTTAGAAATATACAGATAGAAAGATTGAATGCTGAAGGTACAGTAACGGGATATAAGAAAGTTCCTCTTAAATTTGGCATTAAAGAAAAGGTGTGGTATTGGTTGCATCAGAAAAGAAATGATGAAATGCTTCCTATAATATCTGTAATACTAAATACTGTTGAATATGCTTCAGACCGCCAGACAAATAAAATGAGAAGTGTAGTAAAATCAACTTCACATTCAGCTGGTGAATTAAATAAATTTCTCAATCCTGTGCCTTATAATTTTGGATTTACAATGTCTATATGGTCTTTATATATGGTAGATGTGGACCAAATACTGGAACAAATTTTACCATATTTTACTCCTATGGTGTTTATCCGTATAAATATACCGGAACTAGATGCTACATTAGATTTGAAAGCTATTTTTCAAAGTTGTGCTCCTGATGTAAGTATGGAGATGGCTGATGAAGATGTAAGAGTAATAAAATGGAATTTAGATTTTATGGTACAAGGATATCTATTTCAACCACTTAAAACTACTGGTATTATTACAAAGGTTATTCAAAAGATATATGGTAATGAACATAGTTGGGGTAGTAGATTTACCGAAACAGTATTTACTTCAGGTGGTGGACAAGAAATGGTTGCCTTGTATACTAAAGCAATAGCACCATATTTTGATGAAGATGATTGGATAGCAAATACCAGTTATGATATAGGTGATTTAGCAAAACCTACAACAGCAAATGGATATCTATATGAAGTTGTAGGTTTTATAAATGAAGGATATTCAGGAACCACAGAGCCTACATGGCCAACTACAAAAAGTACACCTGTGGTTGATAATGATATTATATGGGAAAGATATCAACATGATGATTATAAACGGTTAGTAGAATTAGAATATTTTGGAGATTAAAGGAGGAGAAAGGAAATGAATTTGATA